GCACGTTGCGCTCTAACTTGTTCAGCAGCAGAGGCTTGTGCTTGAGCTTGTTCTTGGGCGTTTGCCGCAGCCCGTTGCCCAGCATAGGAAGATGCAGCACTAGCTACAGCCATAACGATAGGATTACACATAATTGTTATTTAGATAAAGAGGGATTGATTTGGAATGAAAGGAAGTCGGTGGAGTCGTCATCGGAGAACTCAGCACCGCACCACTTAAGCCATCGAATAGCTGTGGTGTTTTGGACGTGGACGTGGTTGACACATGGTAGTTTGTAGTGGTTAACAATAAAGGAAAGCCAAGCTTTACTAGCTTTAGCAAACTCAAAGCCCGCAACTTGAAGCAGCCTATCGGTTGATAACAACCAGATGTAGTTAGTGTTATCCTTGATAAGCTCACCGATCCCAAAGCAAGCTAAGGGAGCGTGGTCGTCTTTGGCGCATATGGTCCACGTGTGGTAGTCTTGCTTTAAGCCTAAGGTTAGGGCTTGTGTTGGGGTGGACCCACTGGTTAACAAACATTCAAGCTTGTCTATGTGGCGCATGTTGATGCCTACCTGTTCACAGTCAGATTTACGGGCTGACCTAAGGTAGACGTTATTATATTCTAGTTGAACGGGTATGGACGTTGGCTTCGAATTCACAGGCTTGGAAGTTAGATGCAAATGCACTTGAGTTAACAATCTTAATAAGCGAATCCTTGGCTTGTGTAAAGATCGAGAATCGCAACTTACCATCTTGTGAAAGAAGGGTGTCCGTCGAGGTGATGTTAATGACGTTAGGACTGTAGGTAAAGATACGCTTGTCCCTAGCAACTGGTGTTACCTCAACTTGGAAATCCAAGGCGTCCGTAAAGAACAAGGTGCCATTCCTAAGGATCATGCGGGCAAGACCTGAGGACACTGGTGGGTTACCTTGTTTGAACACAGGTTCACTGAAGGTGTATTCTAGGTTGTAGCGAATACCGCTGAAGCACGTCCGGTTGTAGGACTGGATGCTTGCTTGGTTACCGTTGACAAAGTTAACAACTACTCGGTTGCCGTGGCTGTCATACACCTCAACAACATCATCAGGACCGGGAGTGAACCCGAGGTCGATCAAGGTGGCGGTAGGTGTGGTTGTTGGACTGCCACTGAACGTCGTCTTCTTGAGCATGTCGAGGTGGATCGTAAAGCCATCAAGGGTGTCATTCTCAAGCCGTAGCTCTTCACACTTCATCTCAGTCAACAGGGTGTCGCCATCTTTGTCACCGACAACAAACAGGGAGCTATTGATGAACTCTAGGCTGAGAACATTGAAGGGCATCTTGAACTTGCTCCATGAGCTAACAACCTTCTCCCGTCCGTTAAAGAAATACTTGTAGACGTAGATGGTGTCGCCTCCTGAGCTAAGAGCAATGAGGTCAGTGGATGTGGACCCTGATGTTACAAGGATGTTACCGTTGTTGATATATCCTGGAACTTGTGTGGTAATATCATCCGAGTCGTAAACGTCCGTGGTGGCATTGAGAGAATACTCTTGCATACCGAGGAAGTTACCACGCTTAAATGGGAAATAGACATAAGAGCCAACAGCAAGGGGATCTTCGGATGTGTTAACATCATAGTTGGTGACTGCCTCAAGAGTGATTGTTTCGTTGGTCAAGGGATCACCCTTAAGAACAAACTGTCCCCGGTCAGCAAATAACAACAGGTTCTCTTGGAAGGCGACACTGCTTCGAAGGTTTGTTACGTTAGCGGTTGCAGATGTAACATCAATCGGAGCGGTATCCAACAGAGTCCTTACGGTGGTCCTAAAGAAGTTAAAGAGTTCCCCGGCTTCCGAAAGCACCACAGAGTCCTCATAGATGAATCCTAGGCGGTTCTTAAAGAAGACAAAGTTGTTGAGCTTCTTGCCGACAAAGGATGGAAATGGGTTGGTCTCATCATCACCTGACTTACGCTTGGCCCACCCGGTAGTGTTAACTGTAAAGGTGTTTACCCCGGTGTTAACAAGCTGAAGAGGAAGGGTGTTAGGGTCGAGAGCGATGTCGAGGTCTGGTCCTACGTCTTCTACCCAGCCTCCTTCACCAAAGGATTGACCGTCGTTAGTCTCAAAGCGGAGATAGTAGTCGTCCTCGTTAGCGTCAGCAGAGCCACGCACGGCGACCCGGAAACCATCAGGTCCACGCACAGGTAGATCCGAAAGGGCATCGACTTCCTTGTGGACGAGTCCTAGGCCGGAACCAGCAAGACCATCGAATGCTTCAAGGAAGAAGTCTTGGCCGTCGTTTCGGTTGATGAGGATAGAGCCGTCTTTGTCCTTTGAGGTGTAATTGGTTGATACGGCTTGACTGCCTGATTTATCAGAGGCGCCATTCTCTACGAGCGTTAATGTTGCATCATGCTGGGAAAGGAGCTGTGTAAGACCTGTTGCGATGTTAGTCGTATCGGATGCATCGTTACTGCTCCCTGTAGCTTTCTTAGATGTAACAAATACTTCATCATAAGCAGGGGACGCAGGGATTGATGAGGCAAAGCTTTGTTGCGAGTCATATACTGTTGTTAATCCTTTATGAAGGAGTGTTACTCCTGTTACAGCCTCTGTCGTTGGATCTACAGTAATATCGAACTCAGGACGGATCTGCCATTCTACTCCTGTCGGAAACTCAATCGTTGGCTCATCGTCGGCTGTGTAGCCTGATCCACCGCTAATGACACTGATACTGTTGATTTGATAGATGTATTTATTATCGAAGAACCCAGTCCTTTCCTCTGACCAAGTAACACTGAAAGTTGCACCACCGCTATTAAAGGTTCCTTTGTTACGGAACTTAAGACCATACTTCTTACCGAAGTCTCCTTGTTTAACAAACACTAAGGCACGGGACGAATCAAGCGCCTCGGACTTCTCGGTTGTCTTACCAACAGTAACATCAGTGTTAAGAAGGAACGTGCTGTCCCCTATGGTAAGAGCTTTAAGTTGTTCGTGGGACTTGTTAGCTGTTGCTAGTTTAAGATAATCACCACTGACCGTGTAGCCTCCTGTGTTTCCTTCAACAGATGCTTCGACTCCGGTCTCTAGGTTAAACACCCTGATAACACCTGAGCCGTCACCTGTGGTCCGATGCTCAATAGTAACAACATACCTTTCAGTCTCACTCCGGTTGATGAAGTGCAGGAAGTCACCCTCAAGAGCTACAGCCCCTAGGTTGTCTATGAGCCGTGCCGGGGGACGCTTAGTGAGTCCTTTGGTGACTGTGGAAAGACCGTTGATCTGCTCCTCACATTGACCAGCTAGACGCACCTGAGGTGACTGTTGGCTGACCCCTTGGATGAGGTTAGGAACGGTAGTTGTTATGTTAGCCATCGTTTAAGCAAGGTCAATGCGGCGGTTGATGCCGATACGTGTAGCAGTGTCGTAGTTGTCAAAGATTGTTCGATCAGAGTTGTTACCTTCAGCTTCTTCCATAGCTGCCTTGGCGCGAATCTCATCACGGTAAATAAGTGCCTCAATCTCACGGGAGCCAACAAGTCTGTTAGCAAACATCCGAGATGCCTTGAGGGCAATGTAACGTCGAGCCTGTTCTGGTAGCTCTTCGTATTCAAGTAAAAATGTTATGTTAACCTTAAGCTCTTCTTCAGTGAATACATCAGTGTAGTTCTTACGGTCGAACAATGTGGTGCCTCGTTGGACTACATCATAGGTGGTGTCAACTGTGTCCACTTGTAGGACGTTATCAGGTAACACAAACTTATTGGAGGCGTTGGCTTCCAACTTGTAGTCTTGGGCTGTGTTAAAGTGCCACCCATCTTGTTGAACCTCACGTGACACTTCGTCAATAACACCTTTAGCAAGTGCAGCAGATGGCGGCAAAGAAGTAGTGTTAGCGATAGAGTTTACAGGTGCTTCGGTAACGTAACCGAGCATGGTGTTAACAGCGTCAAGTTTGGTGGTAAGGGTAGCCATAGTAATTGGGAAAAAGGAAAAGGCCGCACCCCCATCATTAAAGAAAGGAGTGCGACCGTTGGGGTTATTGGGGGGTATTAGTCAGCGTCTTTGATTTCAAAGGCAGCTTCGGGGCGAAGGACGCCGTGGCCCATAGCATACTTAGCTACGAACAGGCTTCCTTGGAGTTCGACCTTGTAGTCGCTTTCGGTAGCAAGGTCAAGGAGCTTGACAGTTCCAACCGCCGATGGGTGTCCACCAATGATGTAGGTCTTGTCCATAGCGGCGTTGTATCCAATTCCACCAGAGCCGAACACGTCGTTCTTCACAGAAGCACTTGCATCTTGACCCTCTTGTGAACTAGCTCCGACAGCTACGTCAACAAGGTGATTGCTCTTGTGGATGTTAATGCCAGCAACCATTGGGATGCGACCAGTAGCAACATCACCACGACCACCGAAGTCACGGTTGATAACCTCTTCACCAGAGGCAAGCAATGTGTAGTAATCGGCTGGCTTAAGGATAGCGAAACGCTTTCCGTCGTTAGGAATGTCGTTCTCATCAAGCTTCTGAGCAGCCTCAAAGAGCTTGGCTTGAATAACAGCTCCAGTGAAGTCACCCGGCTCACCTCCATCGATTGCGATACCAGCTTTACC